GCTCTTCCGATCTCTAAAACGTGAGATATAGCGAAAGATACGAAAAACGGGCATGGGGAAGGCCAAAGCAGCGAAAGACAACTACATCCTGGCATACTACCAGGGGATCAAGAACGGGACCTTCCTGGTGGGCCGGTATATCGCGGCGATCTACGACTATTTGATCGAAGGACTGCAGAAAAAGCAGTTCTTTTTTGATGCGAAGAAGGCAAATGCGGCGATCGGGTGGATCGAGGGCCACTGTTTCCACACCGAAGGGCCGGATGCACCCAATTTTTTGAAGCTGGAGCTGTGGCAGAAGGCCATGCTGTCGGCGATATACGGCATCGTGGACGAGGCGGGCCGGAGACAGTTCCGGGAGGTCCTCTTAGTGGTCGCCAGGAAGAACGGCAAGTCGAAAATGGCCGGGAGCATCGGCGACTACACCTTCCGAGTGGAGGGCGGCTTCGGTTCGCGTGTATTCTGCATCGCCCCGAAGCTGGACCAGGCCGACATCATCTACAACGACATCTGGATGATGGTGCAGATGGACCCGGCGTACAAGGAGCTGAAGGAGCATCTGTCTGAGAAGGACATGCACAACAAAAAGGTGCATGACGACTCGATGCTCCCGCGGCATAGGATGAGCGACCTGGCGATACCTGGTACGAACAGTACGGTCAAAAAGATCGCGTTCTCCGCAAAGAAGTCGGACGGCTTCAACCCTTCACTGACCATCTGCGATGAGGTCGCCGGATGGCAGGGCGATCCAGGCCTGAAACAATACGAAGTCATGAAGAGCGCGATGGGCGCACGGCCTGAAGCCCTGCTGTTGTCCTGCACTACTGCAGGGTATGTGAACGACGGCATCTATGACGAGCTAATAAAACGCTCTACGCGGTTCCTGCTCGGAGAGAGCAAGGAGAAGCGGCTGCTGCCCTTCATCTACATGATCGACGATGTCGAGAAGTGGAACGACATCAATGAGCTGCGGAAGAGCAACCCGAACCTTGGCGTGAGCGTGACCGTCGACTACATGCTCGAAGAGATCGCAGTCGCGGAAGGGTCGCTGAGCAAGAAGGCCGAGTTCCTGACGAAGTACTGCTGCATCAAGCAGAACTCATCATTGGCGTGGCTTCCGGCGCAGGTGGTGAACCGGGCATCCGGGGAGAAGCTGAACATCGAGGACTTCGCGCACTCCTATTGCGTGGCAGGTATCGACCTATCCCAGACACGTGACCTGACCTGTGTGCTGGTGGCGATCGAGAGGGGCGGCGAGCTGTATGTCTTCGCGAAGTTCTTCCTGCCCGCGGAGAGGATAGACGAAGCGACGCTCCGGGACGGCCTTCCGTACTCGGCGTACATCCAGCGCGGCATCCTGCAGCTGTCCGGCGACAACTTCGTGGACTATCACGACTGCTACAACTGGCTGACGGAGCTGGTGGAGAAATATGAGATCCTGCCGCTGCAGACCGGTTATGACCGGTACAGCGCGGACTATTTGATACAGGACCTGAACCGCTACGGCTTCAGGACGGACGACGTGTTCCAGGGCGAGAACCTGTACGGGGTCATCCAGGAGACGCAGGGCCTGCTGGAGGATGGGAAGATACACATAGGCGACAACGACCTGCTGAAGGTCCACCTGCTGAACTCCGCGATCAAGATGTCGACGGAGCGGGGCAGGGGAAAACTGGTGAAGCTGTCGCCGAACGACCACGTCGACGGCACAGCGGCTCTGCTGGACGCGATGTGCGTGCGGCAGAAATGGTACGCCGAGATAGGCGACCAGCTGAAGAACGAGGGCTGATATATGGGACTTTTTGATGTCATATTCAAGAACCGACCGAAAGAACGAGGCACGTATCACGGCGGCTTCAAGATGCTGAACGGCTACACGCCGCACTTTACGAACTTCGCCGGTAATGTCTACGAGAACGAACTGATCCGGTCTGCCATCAACGCGAGGGCGACCCACATCAGCAAACTCCGCGTGGAGATGCAGGGGACGGCGAGGCCCGCACTGCAGAACAAGCTGAAACACGGCCCGAACCAGTTCCAGACCTGGGGGCAGTTCCTGTACCGTCTGTCGACCATCCTCGACATCCACAACACGGCGTTCATCTGCCCGGTGTACGACGTGTACGGCGAGCCGTCCGGGATATACACGCCGCTGCCGCAGCGGTGCGAGATCGTGCAGTATGGGACGGCCCCGTACCTACGGTATGAGTTCAACGACGGGCAGCGGGCGGCGATCGAGCTGGCCTACTGCGGCATCATGACAAAATACCAGTACCGCGACGACTTCATGGGCGAGACGAACCACGCACTGTTCCCGACGATGGACCTGATCCACATCCAGAACCAGGGCATCGAGGAAGGCGTGAAGAGCGCGGCGACCTATCGGTTCTACGCGAAGGTGAACAACTTCTCCAAAGCGGACGACCTGAAAAAGGAGAGGAAACGGTTCACCGAGGAGAACTTCTACAAAGAGGGCGGGGGGATACTTTTGTTCCCCAATACCTACACGGACATCAACCAGGTGAACGTGAAACCGTGGGTCGTGGACGCGGAGCAGATGAAGGCTATCCGGGCGAATGTGTTCGAGTACTTCGGCGTGAATGAAGACGTGCTGCAGAACAAAGCCTACGGCGACGCATGGTCGGCCTTCTACGAAGGCGCGATCGAGCCGTTCGCGGTGCAGTTTTCGGAAGTAATGACGAAGATGCTGTTCACGCTCCGGGAGCAGACGAACGGCAACGCGGTCATGGCATCGGCGAACCGGCTGCAGTACCTCTCCAACTCGGAAAAACTGCAGGTATCGAGCCAGATGCTCGACAGGGGCATCATGAGCATCAACGACGTCAGAGAAATTTGGAACCTGCCGCCGGTGGAAGACGGCGACGTGAGGATCATCCGCGGCGAGTATTGGAACGCCGACGAAAAGGTGACGGAGGGCCAGATCAATGAAAAATGACAGGGAATATAGAAGTATGGAAATGCAGATCGTTAAGGATGGCGAGGAGCCGTCCTTTTTTGTTGAGGGTTACGCGTCCACATTCCAGCCTTATGTGATGCTGACGCGGGACGGTGTGGACTATTCCGAACAGATCATGCCGGACGCTTTCGAGGGTGCGGACATGAGCGACGTAGTTGTCCGCGTGGACCACACCGGGCCGGTGTACGCGCGTACATCAGCCGGGACTTTGAAGATCTGGGTCGACGAGCATGGTCTGGCCCAGAAAACAGACTTGAGCAAAACGCAGAGGGCGAGGGAGCTGTTCGCCGACATCGAGGCCGGCAACTACCCGAAGATGTCCTTCGCGTTTTCCGTGGCCGAGGATCACTACGACAAGGCCACGCATACCAGGATCATCGACCGGATCGCGAAGGTGTTCGACGTCTCACCTGTGAGCTTCCCGGCGAACCCTGGCACAGAACTTAGCGTGTCTACCCGTGACTACTTCGACGGAGTGATCGAAGCGGAGAAAGCGGAGCGACTGGAAGCGGAGAGGCGCGAGAAGCAGAAACAGAAGATCAAACTTTTGACGGAGGTCTGAAATGGAACTCAAAGAAATGACGATCGAGGAGATGGAAGCCAGGAAAGCGGAGATCGCGACCGAGGTCGAGGCCGAGGACGCCGATCTGGACGCGCTGGAGGCTGAAGTCCGCGCGATCAAGGAAGAGATGGAAGCCCGGAAGGACGCGGAAGCCAAAAAAGCGGAGATCCGCTCGGCTGTCGCCCTGGGGCAGGGAACTGTCGTTAAGAAGATCGAAGAAGAGGTGAGAACTATGCCGACGAACGCTGAAGTAAGAAACAGCAAAGAGTACATCGACGCTTATGCCGAGTATATCAAGACCGAGAACGATGCCGAGTGCCGTGCGCTGCTGACCGAGAACGTCAGCGGGACAGTGCCGGTCCCGGAGTTCGTATCTGACATCGTAAAGACCGCCTGGGAGCGTGAGGGCATCACCAGCCGGGTCGCAAAAGCATATTTCCGTGGCAACTACAAACAGGGATTTGAGATCAGCGGAGACCCGGCGGTCATCCATACCGAGGGCGATGTCGCGATCGATCCCGAGAACCTGGTCCTTGGCGTCGTGGAGCTGGTGCCGCAGAGCATCAAGAAGGTCGTCCAGATCTCCGACGAGGTCTACGACATGCGCGGCGAAGCGTTCCTGCGCTACATCTACGACGAACTGACCTACCGCATCGCGAAGAAGGCGGCTGATACGCTGGTGGCGAAGATCCTCGCCTGCGGCACGGTCTCCACTACGACCTGCCCCGGCGTCCCGACGATCGCGGTCAGGACCGCATCGATGGGTACGGTCGCGGAAGCGATCGCGCACCTGTCCGATGAAGCCGACAACCCGGTCATCATCATGAACAAGCTGACCTGGAGCGCGTTCAAGGAGATCCAGTACGCGAACGGCTTTGCCGCCGACCCGTTCGAGGGCCGTGCTGTCGTGTTCAACGATACCATCACCGCTTATTCCGCAGCGTCTACCGGCAA